TCCAAAAGACTCAGAGGTGTCAGTAAGGTCCACATCACTACTGCCGTACCCGCTACGAGTAGTTTGAGTGGCAGATATAATCGGAACGTTCGCCTCAACTGCGAGACCCCTAAGTTCTTCTGCGATTGCTTTGACATAGGTGTAAGAGTTAACAATAGATCCCTTATATCTTTGGGATGCACATATATTTAAGTAGTCTACAAATATAATATCAGGTCGAATAGATCTTTTAAGAGCAAGATCATTAATAAGAGATTTAAAATGTCCAACATGTGCAGACGCAGTTGGATACTCTTTAATAATTAATTTACCTTGAGTTTTCTTAGCAAGATTTGCAATCTTCTTTTCAAACATTACCTTCGGAAAATCCGAAAGTTTTTGAATGGGGATGTTGAGTAAATTCGCATCAATGCGTTCAGCGATTTTTTCCTCCGCCATTTCCAACGTGATGTAAAGGACATTCTTCCCTTGAAGAAGGGCAGAGGAAGCACAGTGACACATAAACAAAGACTTGCCCACACCAGTACCAGCAAGTGCGATATTAAGAGTCTTGTTAGGAAGACCACCCTTCGTAATTTTATTGAATAGAGATAGATCAAAAGGGATCTTATCTTCTTTGCGATGATAGAAATCATATCTTGCTTCTGCGTCTGAGACATAATCATGTCCTACGTGTTGATCGAATGATACACCAAGTGCTTCAGATAAAATTTGTGGAATAGCACCTTTATCTTTCTTAGAATCCTGACCATCAGCAATCTTAACACTCTCCATAAGAGATAAGTAGATCGCACGTTCTTGACACCACTTCTCGGTAGCATCTAGTAACCAGTCATGGTCTGAAATATCATCAGAAAGAACATTTAGAACTCCAATAACATCTTTAAATTGTTCTTCAGTTAGATCAGTTCTTTCTTGACACTCAATTCCTAAAGCATTAAGAGACGGTAACGCATCATACTGACTAACATATTCATGGATCTCTAAGAAAATAATTTTATGTTCACGTGCAGTAAAGTATTCTGATTTAAGAAATGGTAATACCTTTCTGGTATACTTTTCACTGTATACCAGATTACTGAGGATAGTTACTTCTAAGTTCATAGGTAGTGAAGGTAAGATCCGAGAATGTATTTTGTACCTTTAGTAACTGGACGACCCGCATGGCGATACATCCAATTTGGAGGGAACACTAATATCCTAGCACACTTTGGAGTAATTGTGTGATGAATTTTTGGGAAGTCTGTAGTTCCACCTTCCTCAACGTCATTCAAATATAAAAAACATACCAAAAATCTACGGGCAGAATTATGATCTCCAACATCAACATGATCTGCAAATTCATCCGTAGAATTTTCACGATATCGTTTAACTCTATACTCCTCAAAAGCATATTTAACAGGAAAATCTGGACCTAAATCCACTTCATCTATATACCTACTAACAGCTTCAATAAAATGAGATTGAACTTGTTTTTGATGACTCATCCATTCAACATCCCTTGCCGTATACCGTTCAGATATGTTCATCTCAGTAAACGTAGGTCTTTGTGATCTATCGATATATTTGTGATGATCTTCCGAAGAATTAAATGATTTTATAATATCATCACAGAGTTCTTTATCACAAATATCATCATAGACTTTTATGTAATCTACAAGTCTTTCGCAAGGTTTGATTACATCAGATAAAGAAACATGTAAAGGATTAACTTCCATAACGAAACTCCTGTGCAGCGATTTCATCAAGTGCTTGCATCACTTCAGTGGTGAAATATGTTTCTGGATCCTTAAGTATTTGTTTAGCATAAACTTTCTTACCGTTCATCTCATATCTACCTGCTACATTCTTCCACAGTCCACCTCTCTCACCCAATTCTAACAATCCATAATACCTATCAAGACCTTTATCATAATATAAACGTGTTTCAACTTGAGAATTTTCTTTGGTCAGTCTGGATTTTTGTGCTTTGCATTTGATAATATTTCCAACAACCTCACTACCATCCTTTTCCTTCTTTTTTGATAGATATATAATTGTTGATGAAGCGTATTTGAGTCCACTTCCACCTCCCATTTCTTTCGTAGGCACATAAGAACCAATTACATCATATGTATGATTAGTAACGAGCATTGGAACATTTGCTTTACCTAATTTTAATGTAAGAACACGGAACGCACCTTTAATAAGTTGACTCTTAGTCATGTCACGCACCTGTTTATCTGCTACAACGTCTGCAATCTCCTTCTCTGTAGAAAGCATACCTAGAGAATCTAAAACAAACATTAAGGGTTGACGCTTATCTTCTGGTTGTTCTACATATTTGTCTAAGATTCTACATGCTTGAGTTCGGAACTGTTCGATAGTTGCAACAGGAACTATCAACATACGATCAGATGCAATACCACGATCTTCAATCATCTGCTTAGATATAGCAGACTCAGATTCAAAATAAATTACTCCAGCATCGGGATTGCTGTCAAGAAAATGCTGAACAATCCCAAGGCAAAAGAAAGTCTTGCCAGTAGAAGACTCACCAGCGATAGCAGTGATTTTGTTTGAGGGAACTCCACCGTAGATTGAACCGCTAACCAAAGCATTGAAAATATGACTACCAGTGTCAATGAAATTAGCATTGTCTCCTGCTGAGACACCATCACTAACAAGTCCTGCATACTCATTGCCAATCTCCTTTGATACATCTGTTAGAAAACTCATGGACTTTTTTTAAATAATTTTGTAATGTAATTAGAACGTTTCATGGCACGTTCAAACCATTCTGCTTCTGTTTTGTCGAAGAATTCTTTCTCTTCTGGCATTGCACCAGCACCGAAAGCTTTTTGGTATTCAACAATGTATGTGGTCATCCGAATAAAAATTCAAGGTTAGCAACTTTTTCTGGCTTCCATCCTATTGTATCCATAATGACTTTAATTGGTTCAAGAAAACTCTTGTTAAATTGTAAGTCATAATCCACCTGTTTGTCAAGCCCAAACTCATGAGGAAAAGTGCTTAAGAAACTAATCACATTTTCTCCAATCTTGTTGGGTGTCTTTAAGTATACAAATTTAATCTTTTCGCCATCCTGTATTAAGGGATACTTATGTTTCAATTTGTTTTTCTTATTATGAAAATTGTAGAGTAATGCTCCTCTAACATGAATAGGTGTTCCCTTTGCGTAAAGGGTAGCAGGATGTGCCCATTTATTTAGATTATTACAACCTCTTGGAAATGAGATATCTTCAATAGGTAATGATGTAAACTCTTCCCTAAAGTCAGCAATGAATTTCTGTGCTGCATCCTCATCTTTATTCATAATAACTGTCAATGCATCTCTAATTGCTGTACGACAAGCAGCAGGAGTAGAAGACTTAACTGCTTCCAAACCCATAATCTTTAGTTTAGGTTTCTCATAACGAACACCTTCACTATCCCACACATTAAGAATGTAACGTTTCTTAGCAGTCCATATACCTTTGTTGGCAATGTTCTCTCGCTTCATGAACATCTTCTGTTCATAAGCACCTACGTACGTGGCCAATTCTTCATAAGAACTCGTAATATACTTCTCAAGTTCCAACTCACAGATCTTATTAAGGAACGACACAATGCTTTTATCAGTTTTCTCTCTGCCCTTGTATACAGTCTCGACCAAAGGACCAAGGTTGAGATAGATACTATCAGTATCACTAGCAATAACATAATCTTCCTCCTCTGTTTTAAGTATCTTATTCAGATACGAATTCATTTTGTTTTCAATCCAACGGATGCTAACCTGCCCACTGAGAGTAATCGCCTCAGCATTAAGTAGGTTGTAATATCTAAAGTACTGGTTTCCAATGGCACCATAAGCCGAATTGAGCTGGATCTTTCTAGCCATTTGGATGTTATTGAATTTACTAATAGATCTTTGTAATTCGGCACTTGGCGAAACTTCATAATCCCGCTTCGCTTGGAGCATTTTCTTTTTATAAATCGTACGTTCATCATAAATCTTCTGCATAATTTGTGGTAGAAATCCATGTATGTCCTTACGATACTGAGCACCGTTAGCACATGTAGCAAATTCAGGATCTAAATCACATTCCTGATTTAGAATCCGTTCAACGCTCGTGCTGGAATGTCTAGTCTCCCTGAGGGTTTCTGGGGAGATATTGTACTGCATAATGAGATGAGGGTACAGACTATTAAGATCAAAACTGACCACCCAATCATACTTTCCTGGAATCGGTTCTTTGACATATGCTCCTGCGTATTTTTCATCTTTTTTAGATCCCTTTCGGGGTGGAACAACAATGTTCTTTTCACGTAGGTAATTATAAATGATGGTATCCCACATGCGAACCTGTGAGTACACATCCTCAAAGTTTACCTTCGCATCATAAGACATAGTAATTGCTAGTTCTAGCAACTTCATCTTATCTTCAAGACGGTCAATTAGTTCAACGTCTTGGATGTTATATTCCATGAACTTCTGCCAATCAGAGGTATAGAAGTCCTTGAAATTTTCGTATTCAGAGTGATCAACTTTTCGCTGACCAAGTTCGACGAAAGCGATGTGGTCAAGTCGGTAAGACTCTTGATTTGAATATGTAAATTTACGATATAGATCAAGGTAGTCAAGAATATTGACACCAGAGATATCGTAAGCATAATTTTTACGTCCTTGGACATACACTTCCCTCTCATTTGCACGATTCCATGGTGACAGACTCTTCATCCATTTCTCACCAAGGACTCTGTTTACACGTCTAGCAATGTATGGTACGTCATATAGATTGACGTTCCAACCAGTCAAGATATCGGGAGTATTCTCAACCCACCAACCAAGAAAATGATTTAACATTTCCTTCTCGTTCCAAAAGATATGAGTCTCTACACCTTCTGGTGCTTCAAATTCACGAGTTGCCCAACAATAATACTGTTTTGTCACCATGTCTTTAATGGTGATTGACAGCATCTCTTCTGCTGCCTCTTCTACATTAGGGAATCCATTCTCACATTGAACCTCAATGTCCATTGCATAGATCTTCATCTGATTGATACTATAATCAATCTCATCAGGAAACTCTTGGGTAATAAACTGATATACAAATCGTTCATACCCATGAACTTTAAACCCCTCAACATTCTGATACTGTTGAATAAACTCTCTTGCTTCTCGTGAGGATTCAAATTTAACTGGGCGAACATTCTCACCCTCTAGAGTTTTATACTTCTCCTCCTTGTTTGAAGTTACAAATAAGGTAGGACTAAAATGGGTACGAGATTGGACTCTTTGCCCATCCTCGTACCCACGATAGAGAATTGTATTACCTGCAAGTTGAACGTTGGTGTAGAACCTACTCATTCTGTGCGTTGTACTCCTTGGTAATTTCTTCTGATGCATCCACTATAGTCAAAACTGAGTCAGATGTCAAGAACAAATCACGTTGTGAAGCAAACGGAGGGAATGGTGTCAATACTCCTTCAGGAGAAATACTAAAACATTTTTCAACTAAGATTGCAGGTTCTTCATCTAACTCACTCACTTGACCGATTAGATGTTCACTCCTGTTTGTCATCAACAGGATCTTCAGATTCGATGCCATTTGTTGCTCCAACTAATTGATTGTATTTTTCGACTACATCATCATGTGTTTCATATGCACTGATAATTTCATCATAACGAACGATGATTTTTTGATCCTTTGCAAGAGGTACATAAGGTTCCATAGTAATTTCAGGATTACTGAGTTTATGAATGTTACCTTCATCATCGTCAGCAGTTATTCCTTCAGAAATCCAAACACTATATGGTTGAATTAACTGATAACCAAGGATCTTTTTATCTTTATCTCCCTCCTGACTAATTTCACGGATGTCACAAATGACATCTTCACCGTTTCTTGTTCTTACGACCCTTACGCTCATAATCCCTCCGTTCGATTTCGTGTACTGCTTCCTTGATAATATCCTTAAGGATTCTATCTTCGGATATATTTTTTTGTTCTGCGATGGGTCTAACATGCCGCAGAAGTTCTTCAGTATAACCTGAAGGTACCTCTAATGTCAAGAGGTCTGACTCACCACCATAGGTGTTTGGTTTTAAATTTACATAAACATTCATAGTAACCTCAAACAAAAAAGAGACCCATCGGGTCTCTTCTGTTGTATAGTATATAGTTATTTTTTAAGTCGTGTGTCTATCGTTGTTGATAGTTGTTGTTCCAACAGGAGAAAATAACCTATGTTTAACGTAATCTACATAACCTCTAATATTATATGATATGATAGTCCTTCTTGTATCGGTTCTAGTAAGAGGTGCTTCATGTAATAGAGATGAAGGGAAGAGTATCATATCTCCTTCTTTTACTTCTGGTTGGAAGGTCTCTACGTCACAATCCCAAGGTTGTCTAAATGGTGAGAAGAACCTAGTAGACTGATGTACCTTTGGATCAAACTCAACATAGATAATTGACGACCATCCAGTAAATCCATGACAGTGTGTCTTATGCTCCACCTTATTATAATATTTTTGGTACCACATTTCAACAAACTCTACTGGATTACCATCCATAAAGCTTTTTAGATATGGTTTGATCACATCTAATACTGTATTGAAATAACTAGGCATCTCTTGAACCTTTGTATTGATAAAGAAATCAGTATACAATCCACTACCATTTGGTTCCAATTGAGAATCATCCTCTGGTGGTAATGCATCAAGTATCTTCTTTTTATTCTCAGACCAATTCTCTATAGGATAATGCACTATAGGAACAGTGAACATTGGATTTACATATCCCAAATCTTCTTTCATAATTTAAACTCAGGTCTCTTTATACTATCACTATTTACCAATAAAGTCAATCATAGAATGTCCTTTAATATTATATCTCACTTCTGGTGGTAAGAATACTGGATTGTTACACAAAAATGTATTTGCTGAATACCGTACACCAGATGTTATTTCTTCTACTTCATGTACCCAAAAGAAATCTGCTGGCCAAATCATTACATCACCTAAACCCAAATCGACTTTATGTTTACCTCCCCAAAAGGAAAATGTGCCACCCTCATAGTCAGTATTTAAATTGATGGTACAACTACCATACACACCAGTATCATGATCTACGTGAGGATGTATCCAAGCACCCTTTTCATATTTCATAATACGATACTTATGAGGATGTAGCATACTTTCTTTCCTACCAACATGAAATGCATCAAAGGTATCAGTGTAATCATGATAGTCATTAATCATTTTCTCAACAGTTTCATGTATCAAAGAGAAACTAGCACTTTTATATTGAGGAGACTTTAATGTAAATGGTGACCATATATCTACACCAGTAAACGCTTGAGGACAATGTTCTTGTTCAGGTGGGTCTGGACTTGTTTCAAACTCATTAATAATCATATCACACTGATCTCTACTCAAAACATTTCTTTTGAGATATATGAGATCAGTTAATGTTGGAGCAGTCATTATAAAATTATTAGTATATTATTTAGATATCCTTTCTACAGCAGCACGAGACTTCTGTAGTATGTCACCTCTAAGTGGTACATAACCTAGCACAGATGCCTTCTCTTGATACTC